CTCCTTATGCATGAACCATTTCGCGTTAGGTGCATACGTTGGCAGCTTGGCAACCATACCCTTCAAGTTAGCAAGTGTCGGGCTATAGGTGATGGTCTGGCCGGTCGTGAAGACCTGCAAGGACGCGATGTTAGCCTTGGTGGCGTTGCTGCTGTAGATGGCATAAAGGATGCCATCGAGGCCGCTCGTGGAATCTACTGCATTGTTGAAAACAACGCGGTCTTCTTCCTTCGCAAGGACATAAGCCATATCACGGGCAAGCGTTGCACCAAAGTCGATAATCGAATCTTCAGCCAACTCTTTAGAAACCTGAGTAAGAACCGATGGCTTCTTGGCAACCAAGTTGACCTGTGCAAAGGTCATATCGGAAGCGGTGATAGCGGTATTCTCACCCGGATAGTAAACCGTGGTGGATGCGGTTGCGTTAGGAACGTTGAGAACGTCAGAACTCATCGGGTAGATGCGGCAGTTTTGACGCGCAATACCGAACTGCTCACGGAGGTAGATAAGCTCAGAAGACAACGGATCCGGTACGGTAAAACCACCAGCGGTTGTCGTACCTTCGGACTGTGCCTTCAAGTTGTTCTTGACCCACTCAGCGGCCTTGCGGTTGCCCATGATAGAGCGTCCCCACTGACCCCAAGCGTAAGCCTTCCAGTTTGCCTCGTCACGAGTACCGGAGAATGGGTTCTTGCCAACGCCGCCGGACTTCCATGGCTGCTCAGCTGCAACTTCCGTTGCTACTGGATGACCTTGTCCGAGTGCCTTGATTGTCTCAATGCGCTCTTCGATGCCCTTGGCTTCAGCCATAAGGCTCTTGACCTGTGCAAGGTCACCGTTACCGGAAGCAAGCTCCCGCGCGGTAGCAAGCACAGAATCTTTCTGATTCTGCAATTGTGTTAGATTCATAGTTGTGTTAGCAACTCCAGACGTGCCAGCAGTTCCTGGCGTTCGTCATTGTCATGGGCTTTCGCCTCTACTACGATGACCGGTTGCGTCTCTGGCTGGTCTGCGTCCCGCAGTGAATCCCAGACTACAGGGGCAAGGCGCTTTGCGCTTGTCCGGCTAAGACCGACTGCATCCCGCAGTCGACGTTCAACACCCCGCAGGGATGCGGGTTGTACACTCTTCATGCCGTGCATGGCATACAAGCCCTTTGCACGTCTAGCAAACTCATCAATGATGGCATCAGCCATGGCTTGATCGGATACCGCTTCGATAGCCCCGCAGAGCGCATCGTAGTAGGCTTCAAGCCCTTCATGGATAAGGTCACCTTCGGCATCATCGTATACCGACATAGCATACTCTTCCGGGGACTGTTCCGGCATTGGAGCCATTACCATCTCTTCTTCCATATCCATCATAGGCTCCATGCCGTAGTACTCCTTAAGGGTTTTGACGCTGTTACGATACTCGGCAGGTGTAGGCGTTATGCTTGCTTCGGCGATAGGCCATCGTGTGATTTCAGCGGCACCACCCATACTCTTACGCTCTACCAGATGACCAGCGGCACCGGAGGAAAAGCCCATCTTGCCTTGCTTACAGAGCTTCGCAATCATGTTGCCGTATTCATCTGCCATGTCTAGCTGCGCCTCGTACCAAAGCCCGGTATCGTCCATCTTGATGTAGCCTGTACCGATAGACTTCTTACCTACTTGAGAATCCATGCCGTGGTGGTAGTAGACGTTGAGCGGTACCCGCTGACCCTTCGATACCGGAAAGCCGTAGTCGGTTGACTTCGTGAAATAGTCACCTTCAAGGTCGGCGGTCTTGGTATCGCCAAAGCGAACCAGGTAGCCCTTGACGTAGCCCAGCCTGTCGCTCTTGATACCGTCTACGGTAGATGTCAGCAAGTCCATACACCCACTATCCCACATACCTACACAAGGCTCCGTAAGGGCAGTACGCGGGTTGTAGGCCCCCAGTCTTGGTTATCCTGCACGGCTACGAAATCGGCAAGCGGTTTGCCATCTAGATACATTTGATATCTTGCAGGCCCCATGATGGCTAACTTTTCAGACTCTGACAAACCAGCAAGAATCCGATCAGGCGTGGCAACCTCTGGCCGGGTATCAGGAATGCTACTATCGCCGGTTATCTCTGCCCAGCTCAGCGTCTCCGGTATCATCACGCACCGGCAGTTCGGGTGGCTTGGCATGATCGTATCGGTGGCTTGCAGGGTACCGCTAAGGGCCAAGCAAGCAAGGCATACCCGCGCATCCTGCGTAGCCTGTCGCCGGTATCCGGTCACTGCGCCATTCTCGGTATAGAGTTGCCGCTGTGCTTCCCGACTTGCGCGTATCATCTCGGTACGTGCTATCGTCTCTGCTCGTTGCCTACCGATATCAGCCGCCTTGCGTACCCGCCGCGCTACCGTGCGTGGGCCTTCACCGAGGCTGATGCCTTGTACCAAAGCCATCTGCATCGCGTCTGTGGTTACTTGTGGGATGGCATCGAATAGGACAGCCAAAGGTGAACCATCGCCTGCGAACCCGACAAAGGCCTGCAAGGCTTCGTCAGGAAGACTTGTCCATGAAGTACCAAGGGTAACGCCTGCGGGCTTTTTACCCGCTGCCGCTTCCACAAGGCTTTGCGTTGCATCATTAGCAAGGATAGCGGCTTCAAGTTGCCCATCTGCTGTAATCACTGCCCCTTCTACACTAAACTTCTTCAGGTTCTTTCCGAGCTGCTCAATGTTATCTATGATCCGCTGACGCATGAAAAGGATTGTTTCGGATGGCGGTTCGCCGTTGGCTTCACGCTCGGCTATCCGTCCCTCCAGCGCTTCAAGCTCATCGATGCTGGCCTTGGTTGCCGCTTTGTATGCGCGTTGCATCCGGCTGATGGCTACGCCTTCACGCTCTAGCAGGTCATTCCGGTACTTCTGGGATGCGGCATATATCCGTGCTGTCCCGCTGTCTACTCGCTTGAGCTGGTCTCCAGCTCGTACCCGTAAAAAGGGTGGCTCTTATACACTACCCCCGGAGTGCATACGTGGTCGGTGTCAAGGCTCTTGCCGTCAGGCTGCATAGCGTCCCGCTTAGCGGTAGCCCAGCGGAATCCGGCATCACCGCCCCACAAGTCCCAGGCTACACGCCCCGGTGAAGGGAAGCCATCTTCACCAGCGTTGAAGCCTTCAGCCTGTTTGTCTACTTCATGCCGACTGAAAAACGAATACATCCGGAGTATCGTGTCTTCGGAAAGTTTCTCACCATTGACGATTTGGTTAGCCCTTGCAAGGCCTACGCGCGTCCCGCCATCGAATCCTTCCGCTTTCCAATCAAGCGCCCGTTGCGCGGCTTCGACCATGCCAGCGTTCGGTACAAACTTCATCTCGTACGCTTTGGCTTCATCCCGCAGGGTAACCGGTGCGGCTCCTGTGTGCTGTACTGGCAGGTTGAGGAAGCTCGTAACACTACCCGGATCGTAACCAGAACGGATCAAGATACCTGCCGCGTTGGTTGTCTCTGCCAGCGATGCACCGGTGCCAGCCTGAACGCTGATAGCAGATGGATGCAATACGCCTTCATCTTCAGGCACGGCTTCAAGGCCTGCTATTCGCTTGGCTTCAGCCCGATCAATGATGCCCGCCTTGTATAGTTTCTCGGCTCTTACCGCTTCCGCTTGCATATCATCAGCAAGCGCCCTGACCGTTTCAAGGTCGTACATTACATAATCACCCTGCTGTGTCTCAGGGTATTCCGGCAGGAGGTCAGCGGTGATTGCATCCGCCAAGGTACGGAGCAACGGCACCATGCCGTCTTCCCATGCCGCCTGTTGGGCTCTTTCATAATTGCTGTACGTAGAGCGCTCTAAGCCTGAACCAAGGCCTAAGACCATAGGGTTGATACCAAGGGCTGAACAGATGCGCTCCTCTGGTACACGTCTAACGGAATCTAGAGCAAGCTCGGAAGGAGTAAGGGATACACGATCCATCTTGTAGGCACCGGTCATAACCACGATGCCGCCGCTACCGTCCCCGGTAAGGTCTTCGTGGAGTTGCCGCTTGACCTGCCGCGCATCATCCATCGACATATCAACGCTGGTCTCTTTGGCATCAGGCCCGACGATAAGCGATGGCATAGCACCGTTAGCCAATAGTCCGTAAGCGGTAGTGCTTGCCGTGTTATCGGTTGCAATCTCGCGCAGAACAGCGGTAAGCGGCGCTCTACCAATGCGGATATCGCTAGGGTCACGCCCATACCGGATGTGGATAATGTCAGATACCGGGATGTCGAAAGAGCGGCCATCCGTGGTGTAGACGTAGTGGGTTAGCGGGTTTATGCCATTGCCAACCGGTCTAACCATGTCCTGCGGTAGAAACTGCAAAGCGGTCACCGTGCCACGGGTAGTAGATCGAATCTTTCGCAGGTAGGTGTTGCCAAACAATTTGAAATCTTGAATGACCCAGCCCCAGAAAAGGCTACCCATAATCATCGGATCCGGTTGAGCCATGAGCTGAATAACCGGGTGGTCTTCTACCGGTTCTGCCTGCTGGCTGTCTACCGGTCGGTAGAGTCTTGGTGTTGCCTGTGGGTAGTTCCGCACATACCAGTCAATCGCACTAGCGACAACGCCATTCAAGCCTAAGTCACCGGCTACACGCGCCCAGTCCTTAGTGCTTCCAGGGAGCGCCCGGCGTAGCAAGGTTTGCAGCTGACCAGAGCCGTAACCGGTTAGGTAGATGTCCCTAGACTGGCTAAGTGGCAGCGGTAGTGCCTGTGTCGGGTTGGCTGCGGCTTTACGTCCGAGGAAGCGGTCAAAGATACCCATGCTCCCAGTATCCCACAAAAAGAAAAAGCCCCCTTGCGGGGGGGCTGTGGGAGTTCCTGTGTTTAGTTCAGGGTTCCTTCCTTGTAAAGTTTCCAGCAGATGTTTGCCATATCTAGTGCATTCTGTGCGTGGTACTTTGTGCATTCAAAGGTTGCTTGTGTTTGTGTGCAGTCCCATGCAACATCGATGGTTGATCGAACGTCTGCATGAAAACCGTTAGCGTCATGTGCTGTCTTTGCGGCTTTGATTGCAATCAACTGCTTGAAACGGGTTTCAGCGTTTACTGCGTTTTCGAGGTGAGCGATGATTGTTTCCATTGTTTATCTCCTGTATCCCCTTGGATGTAGATAATATACACCGCCCGTGTATATCTTGCAAGGGTATAGAGATATATATTTTAGACGGCTCCCCAACTTCGCTTTGATCCGCACACCTGCCAAGCATACGCCAGAGCGTCTACCACGTCATCATGCCGACCAACCGGGAAGGATAGCAACTCATCTTCAAAGTAAGCCGGGAGCCCTTGGCAATGCATAACTTGGCTTTGCTCGTACCGGGCTTCCAGAGGCGCAAAGCGGGTCACTTTGTCGCGATCTGGGCGGATGCCCCGGATAGGCAGTTTCGTACGTCTAAGCAACTCCTGCACGACAGCGGCTTGGTATTGCACCTGCTCGATGCCGATCATACTAGGATTCCACTTAGCCGCCATTGCCTCAATGAAACGTAGCACGGAAGCAAAGTCCGCGCGGGTGCGGTTGATGTCTCTAACGTAAATCGTGCCATCGTCACCTCTTGATACAACAGCAACCCCGGTGTAGTCGGCCTCACTCTTAGTGCTGATTGCAAGGTCAACCCCGATGTAGGTAGGCAAGCCTTCAGGGCAATCACCGTACCGTAGCCACTCCCGCTTGATTCTCGCTCCCGCCGCATCTACGAACTCCGCTAAATACTCCTGCCGAAACGCAATCGATGGCAAAGACTCACCCGCCTTGCCTACCTCCTCGGCATCAATCCAAGGGTTAGCCGTGGTTGGCATCTGCCAAGACATCCAGTCATCATCGGTAGCGGCTTGGTTGTAAAGGGTGCGGAAGTAGTTTGAGCCTTTAGGCGTACTGAGAAAGAATGCGTCCCCCTTGTAATCGGTTAGCGTTGGGCGTATTGCTTCCGTCCAGGCTTGTTCTAGATGCCGTGCCATGGCTGCCTCATCGATGATGACCCGCTTGTACTTTCTGCCACGGGCTACCGTGCTAGGGTCATCCAAAGTCCAGTAATCGATTGCCGCCCCGGTAATCAGTTCAATGCGTGGTGCAGGTGTTTGCACAGCTCGCCGGATAACAGGTTGGTAAATGCGCTTATGGTCGTTGTATGCCTCTTCTAGGAGCCTATAGGTAGGGGCAAACCACGCGCAGGGTAAGCCGTCAATCAGCACCGGGTCAGATAAAAGGTTACCGCCCAGCGTGGTCTTACCAAAGCGTCTACCGCAAGCAAGCACGTTGTACCGCTTGGCTTCCCGCAAGATTACCTGCTGTGCTTCATGAGGTCGAGGGAGAACTAATCGGATGTCTGGCATCAGTTAGGGTCTGTCCTGCTTATGATTCCGTCTTCTGGATACTCCGGATTGAAATAATCTGTAGGTTCACACTTCACAGGAGCATAACCAATCCATTTAGTGGCATCAAATATCTCCCATTCTCTTTGAAAGACATCATAAAAGAACATCTCAAAGATTGTGAACACATTCAAGCACGTCAAACACGGTTTATCGTAGTCATCAATTTTAGGAAAATATCTTTCAAGCATCTGGGATGGTTCGTAATGCCACCATGACTCTTCATGAGCTGAAGACTTCGTAAGGATAAATTCATCTTCTGCCCAATCCTTACATCGAACAGCACCAAATCTGTGATTGCGTAGATAGGTTAAAGCTTCAAGCCCTGTCATGGTTTTGATTTCTTTTCAAAGCGTCTTTTTCCATAGTCCTATCAATCAATCTACGTAGTGCAATACCAATCAATACGGTGATTGGCACTCCAGCGATGTAGATATAGATACCTACATATTGCAGATCTAAAATATGATTTACAATATTACTCATGATTTATCAGCGTACTCCACGATCACCTTGACCGGGCTACCGTCTGCGCCGGTCTGCTCTACCCGGCTACTCCAGTCGGCCTTGTGCTTCCGTTCAAGCCACCACGCGGCAGCTTGCCATGTAGTGCGGGTTGCATCTTGGATGACCTGAAGGTTGCGCAGTTCCGCTTCACCCTCAGCCTTTTCTACAGCGTATGAAAAATCTGAATATTCCTTGAGCCAGTTGGCAAGTGTAGTCTGATCAATGCCAGCGGCAGCACAGGAAGCCCTGCGGGTGTTACCACCTCGCAGAGCGTCTGTGAGCTTCGCTACCGTTGCCGGTGTGTACTTGGTTGGTCTACCTGCTCCGGGTTGTGCTGCCATCTTCGTACTCCTTTTCTTTAGTCACTATCTAGATTCTTCCGTAGTTCCGCGCTGGTAGCCCAGAGCATAGCAGCCCGCATCTTTTCTTTGCTGATGCCTTGGGCTTTAGCCCGTTTCTTGACATCGTTATACAGCCAGCGTGTATAGAGTTCTGACCCTATCGCCACGCATCCAGCCCCCACCAAAGCACCAATGGCAAAAGGAATCATCCTGTGACACCTATCATAAAACCAGTCTGTGATTTACTTTCATCCTCTTCACTGGCTGATGTAAAATCTACTTTTCTAAGCATTTCATCGTAGT